CAGGAACCGTGCCAAGTCGCTGCCCTGGCCTAAAACTTTTTTTTCTTTTTGTGCTTGACGGCCCCTTTTTGAAATGCTATAATCCCCGCCGTTTGGGGGGGCGCGGGGGGGCCCTTTTTTCATTCTCCCCTATTCAATTTTATTCTTCTAATAAACCAAATAAAAAAATCCAGGGCTGATATTTTTCTTTATAAGTCTTTTAATATACAAAACAAAAAAAACAAAAGCTTCATCCCTTTTTCTTTTCTATTCTATTTATCTCATATAATAAAAATAACAAAAACAAAAAAATTCCTGGGGCCTTTTCTCTCTTAAAGGTCTTTTCAGTTATGTCCTTTCAAAGTAAATAAAAAGGAGGCGGCCTCGCCGAAAAAAAATAACCAGCATGGTTATAAAAAACTTGACAAAACGCCCCGAAGGTGTAACAATACTTCGCTATGAATACACTATTCAAAATTGCACTATTAATTGCAACACTAACTACAGCGGCCTTTGCCCAAAATGCCCCAGTTCGCGCTTCTTTTGAAGCCGGGTACACCTCAACGTACCTTGTGAACGGCTTGTCTCGAACCAAGGCGACTCCTTTTGCAGGAGTTGGTCTAGGCTCAACATACTATGGGGTTGATGTAGGAGTGTCTGGAACAATTCTCCCAGTTAGCGAGAATCTCGATGAAAGCCACTGGGCTTTCAATGTAGGAAAGGGTTTCCAACTCTTTGAGGGCGTAACTTTGCGAACAGATGGCGCAGTAATCCGTCACCAAGCTGGCGACCCAAATATCCCAAACTCCACAGAAGCAAACATTAAGGTTGCTATTCAGAATAATTTCTTTACTCCTTATGTTAAGGGTGTATATGACATTAATCTAGAACAATATGGATATGGCGTCGGCATTGAGCGCCCAACCAGCGTATTTGGTTGGTTTACTGTTACTCCTGCTTTGGAGTATGTTAAGCTAAGTGACTCTGCTAGTGCCATTGCTAAGCTTGGTGTGAGCCGCACCTTCTTTGAGCATCTAACAGTATTTGCTGAAGCTACTTATATTCAGAACGACTTTGATACGTCAACATTTAACTTTGCCCGCAAGGAGTTGGATGGCGAGGTAGTCGGGGCTGGTGGTTTGCGCTGGACCTTCTAATCTAATATAAATAACTTAAATAAACCCCTAGGTATAAAAACTTAGGGGTTTTTTGTTTTTCTTATATAATAGCTTTAATGTCAAAACAAGATAAGTCCCCAAAGATCCTTCAGAGAGACAAGTTCAAGGAAGAGGTTAAGATCCGAGAACTCAATTGGACAGACAAACAAAAAGCCTTTATTGATATTGCCCTAAATAAAGATGTAAAGATGATGTTTATTAGCGGCCCCGCCGGGTCTTCTAAAACATTGTTGAGCATCTATTGCGCGCTCCAACTGATTAAAGATAAGAAAGTTAGCGACATTATGTATATTCGTTCTCCAGTAGAGAGCAGCGATAGCAAAATTGGTTTCTTGCCCGGAGACGCAGATGAAAAGCTAAAGTATTATAACTTACCATTCGCAGATAAACTAGAAGAGCTATTATCTAAACAATACATTGAAGCATTAAACAATCAAGGCCGCCTCCAGAGTCACCCATTGTCATTCGTTCGGGGCATGAGCTGGAACTGCAAAGCTATTATTCTTGATGAAGCCCAAAATTGTACTCAAAAAGAAATCGTTACTCTTATGACAAGAGTTGGTGAGTTCAGTAAATGCTTTGTTCTTGCCGATCCTGATCAATCTGACTTGGGAAATGGAAAGTCAGGGGGCTTTGAAAAACTGCAAACTATCTTTGGTGATGAAGAGAGCAAAGAAAAGGGAATTTATTCTTTCCACTTCACTGAAGATGACATTAAGCGAAGCGACTTAGTAAAATTCATAGTAAAGAAACTAAAGACTTTTTCTCCAACCGTTCGCGTATAAATACTTTGTTAAAGTTGCTGCGAACTTACGAACATTCTTTTCTGATTTATCCCAAAAGAAAGCATGAGCGAACTCTTCAATAGTAACAGACATCTCTCTACGAGGCAAGAGAGAGGCTTCTATCCATATTTGAGGAGTTTCGTTGTCGGGGCAGTCACAAAGACCTTCGGCTCTGTTTCTGGGGGGTATTTTGATTTTACTAACAGAATATTCTACTCCTTTATGCGTTTTAAATTTAAAACTTTTAGTAGTTTTTTTAGGCATATTGTGTATAATTATTAATATGAAGATCTACTGCCAAAAATGTGGTAATGCAACCGAATATTCCTTTGATAAACCAAAGTTTTGTTCTGGCTGCGGTTCTAGTTTTGTTATTGCTTCTTCTTTCATTCCAAAAATAGCTAAGCCTGTTACTAAAATTACACATAACGAATCAGAAGAAGAAATTTCAGTAGAAAAAGTCCCGCATCTTGATAAATTAGATTTTGAGATAAACGTGAACTCTAGTAAAGGAATAAAACTTAACAACTTGATAGGAACTCACAACGGTCAAAGTACGGAGACAACAACCTTCAGTAGCCAAAGGGTAAACAAAGAACAGGCTATGGAGGATTTCAAACGAGAAGCGGGTCATTATCCAGCTCGACAATCAATGAATGAAGAAGAATAAATTAAAATTTGAAAGTTACATTGATTTAATCAATTTGGAAATAGCTAAGAGGAAAAATAAATGGACACTCACTGCTATTAACTGGATGGGTTTCGAAGATGTTTCGCAAATCGTAATTTCCCATATATATAAAAAATGGAATCTTTATGATGAAAAAAAGCCTTTGCTGCCTTGGATAAATAGAATCATTTCTAATCAAATAAAAAATTTAATTAGAAATAACTACGGAAATTATACTCGCCCTTGTTTAAAATGCGCCGCTTCCATAGGCGAAAATGAATGTAAAATTTACGGTAAGCAAGAAAAATCTTGCCCGCTATACAATAATTGGATAAAAACTAAAAAGAATGCTTACGATTTAAAAATGACTTTGTCTATAGAAGATCATTCTCGTGAAATAAATAATCTATCAACAGAGCCCTGCGACATCGCAAAGGCTTCAGCCAGTCTTCACGAGAAAATGAAAAAAATTCTTAAGCCAATAGAATGGAAAGTGTACTCTTTATTGTACATCCAGAATAAAACAGAAGAATACATTTGCAAAAATTTAAATTTTAAGTACGACAAAAAAGCCAAGACGACTTACAATAAACAGCTCAGAAATATTCAAAAGAATATAATAAAAAAAGCTAAAGAATGCTTATCTAATGGAGAAATAGACCTATGAACGAAATAAATCTGTCTCAAGAACAAAAAGATTTAATAATTAGCACTTGGAACAGCCGGAAAGACAACCCGCCTAGCTTGCAAGAGTTAACTCAAATTATTTTCCCAGATGTTCCGGATATCGATGGTCGGAGTAAGTATGGTAAAGCTGTAAAAAATTTTATAGCTTCAAGAGAAATAAAAATAAAAACCAAGAGCGAATACACTCCAAAAAATAGAATCGATTTCACTCAAGACCAAAAAGATTTTATTACTAATAACGCCTCTTCTATGACAGCTGTAGACTTGGCGAGAGATCTTTTTAATAATTATAGTTTAACTAACCTTTCTATTGAAGCTCGCAGTATTCAAGAATATTTGGATACTCTTCCTAAACAAATTCAATCAAATGCATCAGATAGGGAAGACGAGCAAGGCGAATACAAACCACCCAAAAATTTAGAAAGAGCATTGGTAAGAGTCAACAGGTTCGTTCTCAACGGACTCGACAAAGATAAACTAACATTTAAACAAAAAAAAGATTTAACTTCTCTTATTTCTTATCTGCACACTTTTAGATTCCTTCACCAAATCAGCACCTACTTAACGCAGCAAGACAGAGAGTTATTCGAAAGTAGTTTCATAAGATACTCTTACGATAAAGGAGATTTGACTCAAGAAGAAGTTGATCAGTACATTATTTTAGCAACAGAAGTCGTAATTTCTGCAAACATTCAGCGAACAATACAAACCCTTCAAGAGCAAATTGACATGGAAATGTCTTCTGGTAACAGAATTCCAATGCCATTAATAGAAGCAGTTACTTCTGCTCGCACAGAATATAATCAGTGCGTTACTCGTCAACAAAAACTTCTTAATGATCTAAAAATCAAGAGAAGCGAAAGGCTTTCTAATCTTGTCAAAGAAAACGCATCTATTCTTAACCTTGTGCAAATGTGGAAAGACGAAGACTCAAGGAGAGAAATGATAAAGATGGCAGACATGAGACGAGAAGTCTTAAAAACTGAGATTGGTCGTTTGTCGTCTATGGACGACGTGAAAGCTAGAATTTTTGGACTAACAGAAGAAGAGGTTCTAGATGGTTAAATGTAAAATTTGCAATTTAGAATTTGAAACAGATAAGTCTTTTCATGGGCATCTTAAATCTCACAAGTTGAGAATGGTAGAATACTACCAAGCTCACGAACCGAGACACGATTTGCTTACTGGAGAATTAATAAACTTTAAAAACAAAGACTACTACTTCTCTAATGACTTTAACAATAAAGTCTCAATGAAAAAGTGGTTGAAAGAGCAAACCGTAGACGCCCAGAAAGATTATTTAAAAAAATTTCTCTCGCAAAGAAAAGAAAAGCACAAACTAGTTTATGCGCCTACTGAAGTGGAGCTTCGCTCTATTACTAGTCCTCCCGTTCCTTATTATCACAGCCTTTTTGTTGATTATTATAAGCTTTGCGATGAAATGGGCTTCAAAAACAAATATCAATATCCAAAAGAAGAGCTGAAATATAAAATAAAAGACGGTTTTAGTATTTATATTGATACCAGAGAGCAGATGCCTCTCGTTATTGATTATCCAACAGAAGTTAAAGGCTTAAAGTTTGGAGACTACGCTATTAATGATCCAGAAAACAAATGTTATATCGAAAGAAAGTCTATCTCTGATTTTATTGGTACAATGAGCGGAGGATACGAAAGATTTTGCCGCGAAATAGAAAGATCAATAGCAGCAGAAGCTAATCTAATTGTATTAATAGAACGCCCACTCCAAGAGTGTTTGAGCTTTCAGTATCTCAATTACGTTTCCAAGAAAATTAAAGTCACTCCAGAGTTTGTTTTCTTCAATGTCAGAGAATTGATTCAGAAATATAATAATGTGCAATTCTTATTTGTAGATGGCAGAGAAGAATCTGTAAGAGTAATGAAAAAAATATTTTTTAGCAGTGGGGAGTATAAAAAATATGACTTGCAATTAATGTATGACTTAAACCTGTTGTAATATGTGGCACGAAACGACAAAATACAAAAAGAAAACAGAAAACTACAATGAGATTTTCAAGCAGCTTCAAGGAGAGTTAGAAGATAAGGAAGCTAAGATAACTCTTTGCAAATTTCTACGTCAAAATTTATATTTTACTACTTATTTACTGACAGGTATTAAACTAGCGCCTTATCAAGAAATTACTTTGAAAGGAATGTTTAATAGAAATTTTAACATGTGCGTCTGGGGACGTGGTTGCTCAAAGTCTTTTATAGCAAGTGTTTATTGCGTATTGCAGTGCGTGTTTGAACCTAATACAAAAATTTTAATAGCTGGACCTACTTTTCGTACCGCAAGGGCCATTTTTAATAATATAGAAAAGATGTCCGAGACTAAAGGCGCAGAATTACTGATGCAGGCTTTTGGAGCCAAAAGCAAAAGAAATGATTTGTACGAATGGGACATTAACGGTGGGTCGATCAGGGCTATCCCTCTAAGCGGCGAAAAGATTCGCGGTTTTCGTGCCAACATTCTTGTGCTTGACGAGTTTTTGCTTCTCCCAGAAGAAATTATTAAAAATGTATTAATGCCATTCCTTGTCGCGCCTCAAGACATGAAAAGACGTATTGACGTACGCGAAATGGAAGACTTGCTGATCAAAGAAGGCAAAATAAAAGAAGAAGATAGAATGGTTTTTGTAAACAACTCGAAGATGATAGCTTTATCTTCCGCTAGTTATACTTTTGAAAATCTTTACAAAACCTACCAAGAGTGGATAACAAAAATTACTTCTCCAGAAAAAGAAGAGTCTAGCTATTTTGTTTCTCAGCTAGGATATGAGGCTCTACCAGAAGAGATGATAGATAAAACAATTATCGAAGAAGCTCAAGGCGGAGGATCGTCTCACTCGTCCTTCCTTAGAGAGTATTGTGCTCAATTTACTGACGGCTCAGATAGTTATTTTAGCGCAAAAAAAATGGAACTGTGCACTCTCAAAGACGAGTACCCTCACACTTTAATAAAAGGAACTCCTGGTAAGAAGTATATCGTTGGTATAGACCCTAATATGAGCGACAGCCCAAATGCTGACTATTTTGCTATAGCAGTAATGGAGCTAGACGAAGATACTGGAGTTGGGATCCTTGTGCATACTTACGCTGGTCTTGGTAATTTAAATAATCATGTCAAATATTTTTCTTATATCATGACTTATTTTAATGTTGTTATGATAGTATGCGACAATGCTGGTGCAGATATATTTATTGACACATGTAATCAATCAGAGGTATTCAAAGCCGCAAAAATAAATATAAAAACTCTTAATTTCAATTCGGAAGCAGAAGGCCAAGATTATGAAATGGAATTAAGAAACGCTAAGTCTCAATATAATTTATCTGATCATAGGATAGCTTTTAATCAAGTATTTACATCTAACTTTATAAGAAAAGGTAATGAATATTTGCAGGCTTGCATAGATTACAAAAAAGTACTTTTTGCTTCTAGAGTTTGTTCTAATGATAAATTTTTTGACAATACAATCGGCATTGATCTCCCTAAAGATTTGATATTTACAGGAGATAAAACTGATTGGACTAGTTTAGATTTCATAGAAAATCAAGACGATTATATCTATCAAACTAAAAAACAATGCGCTTTAGTAGAATACACAACCACCTCTAGAGGAATGCAGAATTTTGATCTACCGCAGCATTTAAAAAGAGGATCTTCAACGACAAGAGCAAGAAAAGACAATTATTCTGCGTTTATGTTGGCGAATTGGGGGGTAAAAAACTATAACGAAATAATGAAACAAACTGTAGAAAATAATATATTTACATTTACTCCAGTAATGTTTTAGTGTAACTTTATAATAACATGGCTAATTTGATTAGAAGAAAACAGATAGATCAGCCAGAGTTTTCTGGATTTATCGTACAGGTAGGAGATAGTAATTATTATCCCTTATCTTCTAATCCAGTTGGATATGTTAATCAAGCGGCTCTAGACTCTGCGACAGGCACGCTAAATTCTATTGTGAATAGTGTTTCTGGAGATTTAAACACAAAAATACAAAATTCTGGAAACGCTGCAAACGGTTTCTCCAATGACATAAGTGGAGCTCTTTCGATTCGCCTTTCTAATACTGGAAATTCCTTGTTGGGAGAAATAAACTCTCTTAGCGGTTATATTGTTTCAGTAAGCGGAGCCTTGAATAGCACTATCCTTTCTGGTAGCGGAGCCGTTAGCACCAAGGTTGATGTCGCGAGTGGATTTTTGAAATCTTATACAGATACAGTTTCTGGATCACTTAATAATCAAATTGCAACTGGATCTAGCGCCGCGAATGTCGATAATATAGCTAGCGGAAATAATTTTAATTTCAGCGGCACAAAAACTTTTTTATCTCCGATAACTGCTCAAACAATAAATATTAGCGGGTCTACTAATCCAACTAGTATTTCTATTGTCGCTTCTTCTGGGGTTGTTTCTGTAGTTGGAAATGCTGGAACTTTTGTAAGTTATTACGAAACCGGAGCAAATGCTTCGCTATTCGCTGTGACTGACTCTAATGGCTTACCAATGATAGAGTTGCTTGATGACTATACTTTAATTTTAGGGCATTCGAGCAGACCGTCTGTTATTATAAGCGGATTGTCTGGATACGTTTTATTACCAAATTTGCCGACTCAAGCACAAACAGGAGGACTACCCGATGGTACTATTTTTAGGAGTGGAAAACATTTAATGATTTTATAACATGAGAAAGCCAAAGATTCAAGAAATCAAACCAATGATGACTGCTTATGCAGCTTCTGCCGACAATGCTCCCCTCAAGGTTCGCAGAAATATTGCTGGCGACATTGAGAGAACAGATAGGTTTTATAATATCGATTATGGCCTAGTACCGTTTAAGTATTCTAATAACGTACAAAATAAAAGCAGCCTTAACATTAGAGACGCTGTAATTCTGTGCCAAAAGGCTTATTATAATTTTTCTTCTTTTAGAAATGTTATTGATCTCATGACAGAGTTTTCTTCTAGTAAGATTTATTTTACTGGAGGCAACAAAAAGGCTAGAGATTTTTTGGAAGCTTTATTTAAAAAAATTAACATTGATAATTTTATAGACAAATTCTTCAGAGAGTATTATCGATCTGGTAATGTTTTTATTTACAGATTTGACTATAAAGTAGATGCTGAAGACATATCTAAAATAACTCAGGTGTTTGGGTCAGGCTCTATCTCTGCTGCTAGTAAATTAGAATTGCCATCTAAATACATGATTTTAAACCCGGCTGATATCCAATACGGGGGAAATATTTCATTTGTTGGTGGTAATTATTATAAAATTCTTACAGATTATGAGTTGCAAAGGCTACGCACTCCAACCACCGATGAAGATAGAGAAGTATTGAAAAGCTTAAGCGAAAGTAATAAACTAAACTTACAAAAGAAAAGCTTTTCTGGAGCTGGAGCTTACATTACAATTCCTTTAGATACAGAACGAGTATCTGCAGTCTTTTACAAAAAACAAGATTACGAACCTTTCTCTGTTCCCATGGGCTTCCCGGTATTGGAAGACATTAACTGGAAACAGGAAATGAAAAAAATGGACATGGCGCTCACAAGAACAACTCAGCAAGCTGTTCTTTTGATTACTATGGGCTCTGAATTGAAAAGCGGCGCTTTAAATATTAATCAAAAAAATATTGAAGCAATGCAAACTCTTTTCCAGAACCAGTCAGTAGGGAAAGTTTTAGTTTCTGATTTTACTACTAAAGCTCAATTCATTATTCCGGATATCGCTAGCGTTCTTGATCCTAAAAAATATGAAGTAGTAAATACAGATATCCAGCAGGGTTTAAATAACATTTTAGTTGGAGAGGAAAAGTTTTCAAGCTCGAGCATCAAAACAAACATCTTTTTTCAAAGGCTGCAGCAAGGCAGGCAGGCTTTCTTAAATGACTTTATGATGCCAGAAGTAAAGAGGCTTTGCAAAAATTTAGGTTTCAAAAATTTTCCTACTCCTCATTTCCAAGAAATAGATATTCAAGACGATTCTGTTTGGAACAGGGTTTCCGCTCAGCTAGTACAGCTTGGCGTTTTGACTGCGGAGGAAGGCCTGCAAGCGATACAGACTGGAAGGCTGCCAGACCCAGAAGAATCTTTAGAGTCTCAAAGAAAATTCAAAGCGTTCAAAGACGAAGGATTATACGCTCCAGTTACTACGGGAGGGGCCGGGGCGGCCTCTTTTAATACTGGAAGACCTACTGGATCAAGTTCTCCTCAATCTAGTAAAAGTGTGTCTCCTGCTGGAGGAGGCAAAAAGACTCCAGCCATAGCTTCTTATTCAATGAAAGGAATATCTCAAACTTTTAAGGAATACGAAATACTTTGCGCTAAAGTAGAAGAGTTTCTCCGGAACAAACATAAGAAAAAATCTTTAAATAAAGATCAAAAAGCTATAGCAGAACAAATAGCTAAAAATATTGTAATTAATGAAGAAAAAATTAATTGGGATTATTCTATAAAAGCTTACACCGAAGGTGAAAAACAAGATGATCCAAACAAAATGATTAAGCTATTAGAGATAGCAGAAGAACACGGTATTGATATCTTTTCTGCGGCTTTACTAAATTTAAGTCAGGCTTTTAAAGAAAAAGTGTAATATTAAGTATATCGCGAAATGGATTTTGAAATGAAAAATAAAAATTTAGAAAAAACTCTTAATCAAAATGAGTTTTGCATCGATTTTCTCAATCAAAACGCCATAAACGAAATAAGGCACGAAGAAATGAGAGCAGATCGGTTCGAAATAGAAATAGAAGCTAAAAGGCCTGGACGCAAAGGGGCCGCTCAAACCCCAGCGGCACCATCAGAAAGAAAAAGTGGATCTTCTAAAAACAAGCCGGGCTCTGCTGGAGAAAAAGGTTCTGGAGCAATTGACTTTTCAGCTAAAGTCATAGAAGCTTTAAAAAATAAAGTCAAAGAGCATAATTCTAAGCATTCTAGAAAAATAAGCTTGTCTCAATTAAAAAAAGTTT